CTTGGCGTGAGTTGCTTGATGCTGGGATGTATTCTAATTTCCCTGGCTTTCTGTTCGCGGATACTGGCGCGCGTCAAAACACTAACATTTTCCGCGTTCCGCCGGGTGGTGGCGCTCCGGTCAAAACCGGTGGCATGCCCATTAATCAGGCCATCATGCCTCTCCCGTATAAGGAACCATCGCCGGCACTGATGTCGCTGGTTAATGACATCGCCACCACTGGCATGCGGATCGGCGGCACGTCTGAGCAGCAGGTTGGTGAAGGACGCGCAGACGCGCCTGTCGGCACCACCCTGGCGATGATCGAACAGGCCGCGAAGGTGCTGAACAGCGTCCACAAGCGCATGCACGCATCGCAGGCCGAGGAATTTCGGTTGCTTGCACGGTGCTTCAGAGAGAATCCGAACAGCTTCTGGCAGCGTAACAAGACGCCTGCATATACGTGGGACGAGAAGGTGTTTCTGAAGGCGCTAGAGGACAACGAACTGTCGCCCCAGGCAGACCCGAATACAGCCAGTGCAGCGCAACGTATGATGAAGCTTGCCGCTCTGAAGCAGCTACAGGCGTCTAACCCGACGATGTATGACCCGATTGCCATTGATCGTGCGTGCATCCAGGCCCTCGGATTCTCCAACCCCGATCAGTTCATGGCTCCCCCGTCCGCACAAGCTGCGCCACCGCCGGAAATGCAGAAGCAGATGGCGGAAATGCAGGTCAAAAAGCAGCAGGCCGACGCACAGACGTTGAAGGCCCAGGCGGACATGCTGAAGGCGCAACACGAAGCAAGCGCACCGCATGATGTGCAGCAACAGCAGGTGGACACGCCTGTCGATCTGATGACAGCAAGGGCGAAGTTGATGGACGCGCAGACGAAGCGCCACGCCCTCGGCATTCAGCAGGCTGATGTCGCCCAGGAAGACCGCAACCGCGCCGCCGACCGTGCAAGTCACGAGAAAATCCAGCTACTTGAACTGGCGCGCGACATCGCCTTGCACCCCCAGGCAGCACCGATTGCCGCCCCCATCGCAAAGCAGGCTGAAAAGCAATGAACGACGATCCCGCGAAGGCTAAACGTCAAGCGATGATGGTTGCGCGCGGGGTGGTGTCGCCTGATGAACGGCAAGAGAATTTGTCGGCATTCCAGAAGGGTAATCACCCCATGGTGCCGCTAGTTGCTTATCACGCAACCGGAGGTGATTTTTCTGCTTTCGATCCACAAAGTATGGCTAAAGCAAAACTTGGAAATGGGATATATTTAACGCCTTCAAAACAAAAAGCAAATGTCTTTGCTAAAATCCGCGCAAGTCAAGGGCATGCTGCAAACATTATGCCCGTTCACCCTTCTATTAAAAATCCATATTTAATACACGGAGAAGATAATATTCCAGCATCTGGCGTTGACACTGAAAAGCTTAAACGCAACGGTTTTGACGGCATCATTTTGCATGGTGATGATGGCTCGGCCAAAGAAATTGTCGCCTTCCATCCCACACAAATCAAATCGGCTATTGGCAACCAAGGCACTTTCGACCCCAACGACCCGGATATCACCAAGGCGCGAGGCGGCATGATTGACGACAACGACAAAGCCATCCGACGCGCTACAATGGTCGCCAAGGGGCTTGCTAAGGAGATTGGGCCACTACCTACCGGCGACCGCCAAAAGCCGCCACATCCGGCTTCCATGATCCCTGGTGTGCATGTCACCGGTATGGGTGATGGACATACCGCGATCCCCGATGGATATGCCGACGGTGGCGACGTAGAGCCAACAGACGAAACCGGTTTCGATGCTTACCATGGATCGCCGCACGCGTTTAACGAATTTAATCCATATTATATTGGCACAGGCGAAGGTGCCCAAATGTATGGACACGGTATGTATTTTGCTACCAATAAAAATGTAGCAGAAGATTATAGAAACAAATTAAGTAAAAATCTGAATGAAATACATTTCCCTTATGGTGATAAAGATGAATTTGGGCTTCCTATTCGCTATACTCCAGAACATTTTTCTTTTCATGAACCAGAAGCATTAGCTGCAAGAGCAATATTAGATAGCAACATATCGAAGGAACAACTTAAAAGAATAAAAGAAGAAAACGCAAGCCGTGAAGACATGGCAAAAGCCATGAGAATGATTAGGAATGAAGAAATAGAAGTTTCTCGTCCTGGATATACATATCATGTCCGCGTCCATGCAAACCCGGAGCATTTTCTAGATTGGGATAAGCCGTTAAGCGAACAGCATCCTCATGTGCAGCAGGCTCTATCCTTTCTCGGCCTCAACCCGCAAGACGAAGGTCATCCTTCACGCCCAGGCGAAGCGGCTTATCGTGCAGCCGTATTTCAACACGGCAAAGATCCCGCCAAGGCATCCGCCGCCCTATTAGCAACCGGCATTCCCGGCATCCGATACCTAGACGCCAACAGCCGTGATCCAAACACCGACAATCCGACCCACAACCACGTCGTGTTCGATCCCAGCAAGATCACCATCAAGCGTCGGTATGCGCGTGGTGGCGTGGTTGGTCACTATGCCGGTGGTGGCTATACGTCTCCCGACGATACTGCCGTGCAGGAAGCCCTAAAGCGCGTTGCAAGCCCATTCAGTGAAAATCCCGAGCATGTGCAAGAGGCGTTACGCATCGCATCCACATTTCAAATCCCGATGGGGAACAAGGGGCTAAAACAGCCGGGCGGCTATTACAACATCAAACAACCCGTGGGCGTCAGTGACGTTAAGCCGACCGTCGCCCCGTTGGGCAATGTCAGCATGGTGCCGAAAAAGAATATTTCATGGGAAGACCTGTATAATCAAGGCAAAGGTGGCTCCTTTATCAATATGGGCGGCGACCGCTCTAACCTGGGCAGGCTGACGCATATCAATGACAAGCCGCTAGCGTGGCCGGTCGATCTGCATGCCGGGCCGAAATACATGCGTGAACCGAATCCTGGCGCGGTATGGGCGAACAACATTACGCATGGGTCGGCATTTAAGAATGCGATCCGGCGTGCTGCTGAAAATGGTCCAGTGTATGGCATGTATGCCCCCATGGGTCCGAAGTCCGTTGATTCGTCGCATAATATGTTTGACGCCGTAATGGCTCAAATTCCAGGGTCAAATATTTCTAAGGAAGATGCTGATAAATTTGATAAAGACGTTAAAAATGCTAGTTTTTTGCCCGCATCTGAAAAAGAAAAGAAGGAATATGTTCAAGAATTGATGAGCAAATGGCCTGGGGTATTGAACGCAAAAGAAGCAAGCGAATTTGCGAGGACTATCCCCGGCCTACATCGTGCAAATATTATTAAGCACATGGATAAGGCGACGTGGCTGAATGCCGGATTCCCAGCCATCGGCATGACGCGCGCCGCCATCACTGATCCAGAGGTGTTGAACGCCCCAGGTAATATGCTTGGGCACCGCGTGGTGAAATTCGATCCCAACAATCTTGAAGGTATCGAGGAAGCGTTTTCGCATTCGACATATACTGACCCGACGGGAGGGAAGTATGTGGGCGACCTCCCGCTGGTTCAGCGCCACTATGCCGCTCCAGAGGTGATTGAAAAACTGCTGAAGAAACCAACTAAATCGGGCGACGTTGTTCATCCATATTCAATGTCTAGCATTGGCCGAAGCACGGCTCGCAAGATGTTTGAAGAACAAAAACAAATACAACCCATCAACCAGCGTATGCTAGACAGCGTTTTACTTGGTCTACAGCGTCAAAAGGATTATGGTTTTTCCTCTGGTGGGGTTGTAGAGCGCGCACTTAAACTTGCCAGACAGCAGACGCCGGTTCCCGCTGCTGCGAAGAAAAAGTCAGGAACCTGATGCCGGGACGCCGGTAGGAGAACGAAGACATGTCGAAAGCCACTGAGCGCGCACGCGCTAAAGCACACCGGATCACCCGAACCGACCCGCAGGGAACGAAGGTTGATGCATCCGGCTACACGCCGCCAGACGCCCTTGACGCTGACGTAAAGACCGGCATGCGACCGATCTCGCGCCGGCAGTTCAAGAAGGGCGGGAAGGTTGTCGGCGCTGTTCATGGCGAACACGCCAAGCGCCACGCAGGTCGCAAGCCGCGCAAGTCCGGTGGCAAGGCCCTGTCTGCTGATAGCCTGATCAACCGCAACGCCAAAGAAGCCAACGCCGAGCGTGACGGCAGCAAGCATGTCGGCGGGTTCAACAAGGGTGGACGGGCGCATAAAATGGTCGGCGGGCCGATGATGGGTGCGCCCAATGCCGGCAGCATGGACCCGCGCGTCCTCGCGTTGCTAAAGGCAAAGATGGCCGGCGGTCAGGGTATGCCGATGCGTCCGGGCGTTGGTCCGATGAAGCGTGGAGGGAAAGCCGAACACCCTGACGAACGCGAAGACCGCGCCCTGGTCAAGAAGATGGTTAAGGGCGAGGCGTTGACGGGCAAGAAGCATGGTGGTCGGGCGCACAAGTATGATGGCGGCGAAGCCATGGGGACGGGTGCGGGCGATAAACCGTATCTGGCACCTGCATCGCAGAAACCGGACCCAGCCGCCCTTGCTGCCATCATTAAGGCCGGTGGCGGCAAACAGCGTCCGCGTGAAACCTATCCCGATCTGGACACGCGCCCCGATCCGAATGACCCGAATGCCCTGTGGACCGGTCAGCCTCGCAAGCGCGGTGGCAAGGCCGAGCATGGTCCTGGGTGCCGTTGCCATGAATGCCATGGTGGTGTCGCCAAGAAGCGTGGTGGCAGCCTGAGCGTGTCTGACGGCGCTCTGGAGGGCACTCGTCCGACCGGTGGGCGCATGGCGCGCAAGGATGGTGGCCGCACCAAGGGAAAGACCAACATCAACATCATCATCGGCACCGGCAAGGGCATGGATAACCAGATGGGTGGCGGTCAGCCTCCGACCATGCCTCCGCGTCCTCCCGCTATGCCGGTTGCTGTTCCGCCTCCTCCTGGCGCTGGCGCTCCTATGGGCATGCCTCCCGGTGGTATGCCGCCGATGATGCCTCCTCCGGGTGCCGGCGCACCGCCTCCTGGCGGTATGCCTCCGATGATGGGCCGCAAGACCGGCGGTCGCGTTGCTGAAGCCAAGATGGAGTTCGGCGCAGGTGGCGGCAAAGGACGCCTTGAAAAGATCAAGGAATACGGTCACCGGAAGTAATTCTTCGGCCTGATTTGCGTTAATACTTGACGGGCGGTAACATAGACGTGTTACTGCCCGTTTTGTATTTCAGGACCAAGTAAATGCTAACATACAACATGCTTTTTGAGAAGGAATTGCGTAAATTACTTTTGGAAACTATTGAAAGACGCAAAGACGATTTGTCCTTCGGCCACGCATTAGATTACCAAAAAGAGGTCGGAATTATTACAGGCCTAAGAACAGCCCTTGATTTATGCGATGAAGCAAACAAGCTGCTGTCCAATACTTAACCAACGCAAGTAATGGAGAACACTATGCCATTTATGGTGATGGAGCATTCAACCGACCCTAAGCAATCCTTGAAAAAGGAGGTCGGTAACGTCGATAACGTCGAGGTTTTCAACAATCAGGTGCTTGTTGCTGTCTATACGCGGCCTGAAAAGACCAAGAGCGGCATCTATCTGACCAGCGGCACCCGCGACGAAGACAAAATCCAGGGCAAGGTCGGTCTGGTGTTGAAGAAAGGCCCGCAAGCCTTCGTTGACCCGTCCAACAACTGGTTCGAAGGCATCGACATCAGCCTTGACGACTGGGTGTTCTTCCGCCCCTCCGATGGGTGGAGCGTGACAATCAACAACGTCGTCTGTCGCATGCTTGACGACACGAATATCCGTGGTCGCATTCAAGCGCCTGACCAAGTTTGGTAATAAGGGAGCACAACATGGCAGACGAAAACAATATTTTTGACGTCGCTGTTGAAGAAACGCCGAAAGAAGGCGTTGAAATTCAGGTTGCAGACACAAACGAGCCTGAAACCGACTTCAATGCCAGTATCGAGCAGCTAAAACAGCAACTTGAAGCTGAAAAGCAGGCTCGTATCGACGCCGAGCGCCGCATTCATGAGGCCCAGAGCCGTGAATATGCAGCGCGCAACGAAAAGGCCGACACCGACCTTCAGTTGATCAACAACGCCATCTATACGGTCAACACGAACACCAACATCCTGAAGTCTCACTACGCTGAAGCGATGCAGGCAGGTGACTATGGGCGTGCAGCCGAAATCCAGCAGGAAATGGCGTCTAACGAAGCCAAGCGTCTGCAACTGGAAAACGGTAAAGCGGCAATGGAGGCTGCACCGAAGCAGGAACCGCCGCGACAGCAACCCGCAGACCCGGTCGAGGCGCTAGCATCGCAGCTTACCCCTCGCTCTGCCGAGTGGATTCGGCGTCATCCTGAGTTCGCGCGCGATCAGCGCCTGTTCAACAAGATGATCAACGCACACAACCTTGCTGTTGCAGACGGCATCCAGCCGGACACTGACGCATACTTTGCCGAGGTCGAAAGCACCCTGAAGATCAACCGTGGCGCGGCAGCCACCCAGGCTGAAACGCCAATGGAACAGACCGCAAAAGTCACGCAACAGCGTGTGTCGCCCAACGCAGCGCCGGCAGCGGCACCCGTCAGTCGTCAATCATCCAGCGACCGGCAAACGGTCGTCCGCCTGAGCGCCGAAGAACGCGAAATGGCGAGCATGATGAAGATGACACCCGAAGAATACGGGAAAGAAAAGCTGAAGCTGAAGCGTGAAGGCAAAATCCACTGAAAGGATAGAACATGAGTGGTTCAATTACACGGCGTGCGATGAAATCCGCGCCCAAAAGCGTCCTACAACAGGCGCTTGAAACACCTGAAACTGCCGACGCGCCGGTTGTGACTGACATCAAGGTCCCCGACGCGCCGCAACGTGCTGCCATGCGACAGGCTATGCGTGATGAAGACCCTCGCGCACGTGCCGCACGTCGAGCCGCCGAATTGCGTGGCAACATTGGCGACATGGATGAAGGAACTGACGAGTTCTTTATCCCGCCGCACCTCGTCCCTGACGGCTGGACGTATGAATGGAAGCGCAACACCATCCTCGGCCAGGAAGACCCCGCGTATCAGGTCGCCTTGGCTCGCAAGGGGTGGGAAGCCGTCGATGCAAGCCGACACCCTGAAATGATGCCCATCGGTTCCAAGGGCGTTGTGTCTCGCAAGGGCATGGTCCTGATGGAACGACCGAAGGAAATCACTGACGAAGTGCGCCAGATCGAAAAGAAGGTGGCACGCAATCAGGTTCGGCAGAAGGAGGAGCAACTTAACTCCGCACCTGACGGTCAATTCGGGCGCGATCACGCCCAGGTTCGACCGAAAATCAACAAAAGCTACTCGCCGATTGCCATTCCTGCCGACGAGTAAGAACACACGAAGTAAAAGGGCCGTAAAAAGCCCTTTTATTTGCGTTTTGACTTGTGTATGTTGACGAGCAGCAGGGTTTATCCCTCCCAAATGCCTCGGGGTGTTTGGTATTAGTTATCACCCGGTTTCCCATCGCCCCGGTGTGCGATGATGGAGCCTCCTTTTATGAAGGAGAACCCGTCATGGCGAATACAAACGCGCCTTTCGGTTTTTCGCAGTATTCTGGGACCGGTTCGTCCCCGACCTATGAGCAAGTGCAGCTTGCGATTTCGTCCACCAACTCTACCAACCCGCAGATTTTCTCGGGTGACCCGGTGGCGCAGCTTTCGACGGGCTACATCTGTCAGGTCGGCACCAACAGCACCACCTCGGCCAATGCCGCCGCCGCTGGTAGCATGATCGGCATCTTTGCCGGCTGCAAATATCTGTCGGTTTCGCAGAAGCGCACCGTGTGGTCGAACTACTTCCCCGGCGTTGGCGACGTGAACACCGCCGCTGCGGTGACTGCCTACGTCATCACGGACCCGAACGCTCAGTTCCTTGTTCAGACCGCCAACAGCAACACGACCGCCACTGCGGTTGGCGTTTCTGCCATCGGCCAGAACATCGGCTTCGCCTACGGCACCGGCACCGGCACCAACACGAACACCCTCGGGACGACCCCTGGCAACGTGTCCACCGGCCTGTCCACCGCCTACGCGGACCAATACACGCTGACCACGCCGGGCGGCACCAGCGCCACCCTGCCGTTCCGCGTCATCGCCCTTGCCAACTACACTCCCGACGGGTCCAACCCGCTCCAGAGCATCAACGGCAATGACTTCACCTCTGCCTACAACCGGATTGTTGTTGCCTTCAATACGATGGCGATGAAGTCTGGCGTGGCCGGCATCTAACAGGGAGTAGGCACCAATGGCTGTCAATCTTTCAGCGATTAAAGACCTTCTCCTGCCGGGCTTGCGTGGCATTGAAGGCAAATACGAGATGATCCCGTCGCAATACGACCGGATTTTCACGAAGCACGACTCGAAATTGGCTCTCGAACGCACCGCCGAAATGCGGTTCCTCGGCCTCGCGCAGTTGAAGACTGAAGGTGGTCAGACCTCCTTCGACAACGGCGCTGGTGAGCGGTTTGTCTACAACCAGGAGCATTCTGAAATTGCCCTTGGTTACGCCATCACCCGCAAGGCGGTGGACGACAACCTCTACAAGACCCAGTTCCATCCGTCGAACCTCGGCCTGATTGAATCCTTTCAGCAGACCAAGGAAATCTATGGCGCGAACATCCTGAACACCGCCACCACCTACAACGCCAACGTCGGCGGTGACGGCGTGGCTCTGTGTTCGACGGCGCATCCGATTGACGGCAGCACCGTTGCGAACCGCCCGACGACTGACGTTGACTTGAACGAGGCGACCCTGCTGAACGGCATGATCAGCATCCGCACCAACTTCAAGGACATGGCTGGCCTGAAGGTCTTCGCCCGTGGCCGCAAGCTGGTTGTTCCGCCGCAGTTGGAACCGGTTGCGATCCGTCTGACCAAGACGGAACTTCGCCCCGGCACGGCTGACAACGACGTCAACGCGATCTTGACCACTGCCGGCGGCTTGCCGGAAGGTTACATGGTCAACGACTTTTTGACGTCGCCGTATGCTTGGTTCCTGCTGACGAACATCGACGGTTTGTCCTACATGGAACGTGTGAAGTTCGAAACCGACATGCAAGTGGACTTTGTCACAGACAACCTCTTGGTGAAAGGTTATGAACGTTATAGTTTCGGCTATTATAATTGGCGTTCGATCTGGGGCAGCTTCCCGACTTCGTAGCCTTTGGTTTCAATGAGTTAGCTGAAAGTCCAAAGTAAAATGGGGTCTTTACACCCTTCGCCAGTTGGTCTATCTTATCCGTTGCCGATTATGGCAATGGAAGGACATGACATGACGAAGGGTGTAGACTTCACTTACGATGAACTTGCTGAAGTTCTGAACTACGACCCACTGACGGGTGACTTCACTTGGAAGGTGTCGATTAGTTCTCGGGCGCAAGCGGGTTGCCGGGCCGGGGTTTGGCAGCGGATGCAAAATGGCAAAGACTATCTTGCGATCACTTATCGTGGTCGTAAATTGTCTGGCGCTCAAGTTGCATGGTTGTTTATTCACGGTAAATGGCCTGATCGTTCAGTTTTCTTCATTGACGAAAATCCAAGCAATCTTCAGGCGTCAAACCTAAAGATTGCGGATCACAAGTCCCATCGGGTTGTAGGGGCGGATGGCAAGATCAACTATAAAATGAGCACTGAGCAGGTGCGTCATTACGGGTTTGTCCGTCATTACGGTATTTCATTCACTGAATACGCAGAAATGTATGCCCAACAGGGCGGTGTTTGCGCTATTTGTGGATTACCGGAAACCGCAAAATTGCCAGGGCGTCCGACGAAGAATAGCGATAGTCGTGTCCGCGATCTTTCTGTAGATCACGATCACAAGACAGGTCGCGTGCGTCAGCTTCTTTGCAATTCCTGCAATCATATGCTTGGTGCAGCCAAAGACGATCCCGCCATCCTCCGTGCCGCAGCCGATTACTTCGAACGGCACAAGCAAAAGGAAGCTGTCTAATGTCTAACCTTAAAGTATTCCGAAAGGAGCCAGCCAATGGATATTAATGGCGGCGTTTATCCGAACGCCAACGGAAGCCCGATCTGGCCGGCTTCGACCTTCACCGGTCCCCTTGTGGCTGGCAACGTCGTGGCGAGCGATGGCACCGGCAACCTTGCCGGTGTCGGCGAAACGACTGGTTCGGCGAACCTCGGCTATGCCAACATGGCGCAGTCGGTTGTCGTCACCCAGGCGAGCGGCGTTACTAACATCGTCATCCCGGCACAGAGCCAGATCACCGATATCTATCTGATGGTGACTACGGCCT